CCTGTCCTAGCTTCTCCTGCATTAGAGGTCGTACAGCCTTGAACTCCTTAGACCACTGACCCCATTGTTCACGAAGGTTCTTCTTCTCGTAATCATTGAATGTGCTAGCAAGTTCTGCCTCGTAAGCATCTTGTTGCTGATAGTAGAACTGAACATCACGAGCACTAGATACATCTCTTAGGAAGTCATAGAGATTCTTGCTCTGCTTAATACCTGAGTTGTAGAGCAACTTGTAGGTGTTAAAGTCAAAGTCACCTTCACGTGGGATAAGGAAGGCTGCACCTTGTGGGTACTTTGCCAACAATCCCTTGTTGTCTTCAATCCACTTACCAGCCTGATCTACTGAACGAACGATAGCAACTGTGTTGCTCTCTGATTCAGATACAGTAAATGGCATCTGGTCTGGGAACAGACGAATCCACTCTTCTGTTGCCTTGTCAATACTTCCGTATTTGTCAACCAAGTTGTTGTAAACCTGCTTGTAGTTAGTGCGCTCATTCTCACGCACCCACTTAGATAGGTCAGACTTGAGAGAAACTTGAGGTGATGCTGGAGCAACGAAGCCAAAGAGGAATCGAACTGCTAGAACTGTCAAGGTAGATGCTTCGATCTTATCCTTGTAAGCCTGTAGTTCACCTGGTGTTGGTGCCTCAAACTGCTTTGTTACCGGATTGTAGGTTGGCTTAGGGCTATGTCCTGCAGCCTCAAGGTATGTTGCTGCCTTACGGAAAGCAGATGCGTACTGTGATGAACGCTCATCCTTGTTTAATGCACCTAGCAAACGAGTTGCGTGTGCGGGTAGAACTGCGTTAATCATTGGCTGGTCTTCAGCGTATGTTCCAAGAATTACTCTTTCGAGTGAGTCTAGTTGTGGAACAAAATTAAAGACTACCTTCATTGGTACAGCTGCTAATGGACCTGCAAATGTAGGGAAGAGTGAATCTGGGTTCATCGAAGGTGTAATCATCTTCAACTTACCTGAGAACTCAACAGGCATTGGTGCTTGGAAAGCATCCTCAATACCAAAACCCTTAAGCAGATTATTCATTGTCTGGTAGACAGGTGTTAATCCTGGGTAGAAGAAGTACTCATCTCCATTGTCATCTGTCTGCACAAAGCCAGAGTGTGATACACCCTCATAGGTTAGTGCTGCACGTGTAATAGACTCTGGGTTGTACTTAACTGTGCGGTAAATACGGCGATAGAAGTCTTCAGTTGCACGATAGAAGCGAGCAAAGTTACGAGCAGACATAGCCAACTGGCTACGTACTGCAGGGTTATCTACATAGGCAAGGATTCTATCCTTAGCCAAGTCTTCTGCGATAGCAACAATCTGACGCTTTGCGTAAACCTGTGCTTGCTCTAGTTCATCACCGGTCTTGCCACGAGTAAGTTGTGACATAAGACGATCTGCAAAGCCTGATTCATCCATTGCCTTGCGAACCTGAATTATCTCATTGATAACAATTGGCTCACGTGAGAATCTAGCGTTTGCCTCACCCATAGCATCCCAGCCCTTATCAAATAGGCTAGCTGCAAAGTTGCCACCATCTGATACTGGTACCAATGTAGGTCCAGAGATGAACTCAGGTACCAAAGAAGGGTTAGCTTTTGTAGGCAAATCGTGAATCGTTAAGTTCTTAGTAGATACTACCAACTCACCGTTCTGGTCAACATAACGAACCTTGCTGAGAAGGTCTGTATTGATCTGACCGTTACGCTTTGAGTACAAATTGCGTACAGCATCGTAGGCTTTCTTAGCGTGAACACGCTCAGTTGCACCTGTGAAGTATAACTGGAATCTTTCACGCTCACTTTGTGGCAACTTCTTGAGATAATCAGTCATAGCATCAAGTGCTGCTGGCTCATCATCAAGGTAACGAACAGCAATGTTTGCTAGATCGTCATTGCTTGTAATTCCTAGTTGAACTAGCCACGATACACGTGCCTGTTCGTTTGCTACAGGGTTAAACTCTGTAAATGCTTGCTGACCTCTTGCCTGCTTATAGGCAACTCCGTCAATTTCAATAGCACCCATCTGACCAAAGCGTGCAACATCATCTGTTGCTGCAAGATACTGGTCTGAACCACGTAGTGCGTTCTTGCTACCTTCGGATACTGCACGAAGAGTGTCATCTAGGTAGCCATACTCTGCAATCTCTGCAATGTATTGAGCACCTTGCTGGTCAATCTTGGCTGGAAGTCCAGAACGTAGGACTGATTCAGCCATAATCTTGCGTACTTCAGTGACATCTTTGGCAGCATCTAACATACCCTTGAAGTAATCTAGTTCATTCTTGCGAACAAACTTGTTAATAACTCCAAGTTCACCTGCTGCTGTATCAAGGGTCAGTGTTGCCTTGAGTTTGTCACTTGCCTTTGCACCGCCACCGATACCTTGTGCAACACGTAGGCGTGTTGAGAGCATACGACCCTTAACAAGTCCCCACGGTGAATCACCGATAGCAAGGTGCATCATTAAATCTTCTGTTGCGTTACGAATAGCAAAGCGAGGACCAGCCAAAGTACCGATAACCCAGCCTGATGTGAGCTTATCTACCCACTTGCCGTGAGATACACCAAGCATCTTGCCGATAACTCCAGAGCGAACTGAGAGTCTATCTAAATCTACGATTGATGGTACAGAGATACCAGATGATAGTTGATATGGGAACAATGCTAATTGCTGACCATCAAAGTTAGCAGGGTTTCCCTTGTTTACTCCGTCAACTACGATATCTGCAGCGTACTTCTTCTCAAGTCCACGTCCTGCAAACTCATCCATATATGTCTTGCCAGCCTGAGTCTTAGATACTCCGCGTATTTCAGCGACTGTATTCCATAGACCAGTAAAGATTTGCTTACGCTGACCTTCATTACCTGCAGCAAATGCCTCTGCAATAACTCGTGAGTGGTAACGAGAGTTGGCAAGACGAGCTACTTGGTAAACTTTATCTGCTGCATTGACATCCATTACATCAAAGAAACCATCCTTGAAGTACGGGATGGTTGTAAACTTTGCTGCGAATCTATCAATGCGACCCTTGATCTGGTCTTCGCTAAAGCGAAGTACACCAGACTTGCCCTTAGTAAACTTACCTACTGCTGATTCAAGGATAGCTGCACGATCTGATGTAGATGTGATGCCAGTTACAATGTCTTCGTATTGAGGTGCTGCGCCATACAAAGCAGAGACAATCTTTTGTCCTACCTTGTCAATGTTAATAATCTTATCGCCAGTAGTAAAAGCTGCTACACGCAACTTACGACGGTTATCTAGGCGTGGAATCAAAGGAGTCTTACGTGCTGGCTGTCCCTTAAGGATAGTTGCAACGTCTGCGTGGTTAGCAAGATAGTTCTTTGCTGTATCTGCGTTAGTAACGCCAGCCTTAATGAACTCATCAATTGCTGATGGACCAAACTCAGGAGCAAGACGACGAAGCATTGTGCTTGCTTCTTCTGCCTTAACGACATCCTTTGCCTTACGAGCCTTTGCTAGTTCATCTAGCTGAGCACCGTATGTGTTAAAGAAGTTAGTTACTGCAGGCTTGGCAAATACTTCATCTACCTTTTGACCGTTACCAACGACCTTAAAGAGTGCATAGTTTGCTGCATCGTATGCCTTCTTAGCCTTACCCAACAAGATTGTTGGATCTGCAAAGATACGATAGGCAGCATCTGCTGTACCTGAAATACCAGTGTATAAAAAGCCAGAACCTTCTAGGCCTTCTGGGAGAAGTAGGTTTGCTAAGTCTCTACCAGGTGAAACTTGTGAGGCACGAACTGCATCTAGCGCATCATCGAAGAGTTTATCCTTCTTCTGTGCAGCATTAGCAGCAATTACCTTTTGGTCTTCTGAGCCATTGGCAATAATCTCATCAAGAGGAACGCCTTTTGCTACTTGCTGTGCAATGCTTACACGTGTAGCACCGTACTTTTGTGTTGCCTTAGCAATACGATCTGGAGCAAAGTACTCTTCGCCCTTATCGCCTGCAGCATTCCAAGCGTTCTTAAGTACATCCCAGTTCTTAGGTAGGTAGTACTCAGCACTTCCAATAGGAATCTGCTTGTTAGCAATACTTGCTGTGCGATACAGACGTGTCATTGCATCTGATACCTCTGTTAAGCCAGAGATAACTGCGCCACCTGTGTAGTGCCAAGCATTGCCTAGCCAGCCACGCTTTGGCTCCTCTTTATCTGAACCAAACATAGCGTTAAGCGATTGCTTCTGATTGGCAGGCAATGAGTTGTACTTCTGATTAGCCTGATTTGCAGGTAGGTCAAGAAGTGACTTATGTGTATTGAGCAACTTTGAGAGCTTGTCAACATTGTCACGCTCATTGGGAGAAAGATTTGCTTGCGAAGCAGCAGACTTAAGACTCTCTCCTGCCATTACAAACCTCTTGCTAATGCTCGCTGATAGAGAATCTCTACTTCACCAGTCTCATCATAAGGAAGCATCTTTGCTAATGTGTCAGATAGTTTCTCTGCTGACTTTGCCATTGTTAAAGCCTCTGGTCCAGGACCTGCACCGACTGCAACACCTGCAGTGATTGGTTCATCTGGACGTTGGGTTGGTGCAAATAGTGGTGTTACAGGTTCACGTGCAGGTACTGCTGGAGCCTGTGATGGGCGCACATCTGGAGTTGTTGCCAATGGCGCACCTGATTTAATGGCTTGTGTTTCTACACCTTCACCGTAGTATGAAGAAGGTAAATCTGTTCGCTTTGAAAACTTACCAGGACCTGAAGCACCGGCGAGTGGACCTCTAGCCATCTGTTTCCTCCTGAATTTTCTCTAGGTCTTGGCTCATATCTTCCCAAGCCTTCATTGTCTTTGTCTTTTGATTAGCGTGATAGATAGAAATTTCTAATATCTCTTCTGTAAATGAATGGAATGCTGAGGCTAGGTTGTGTACTAAGCCTGCAAAGATCACTCCAAAATCAGAGCGACGTACTGGACGAGGTATAAAATCGTCATCGTTTCTCATCCAGCACGCCTCTCATTTGAATTATTACTTACCCTTTTTTTACTGACTTACCCTTACGGCCTGCTGGAGTCATACCAAAAGATACTTTGCCTGGACCTGCTGGCTTTGAAGTATCTCGCTTGCCTTCTACGACCTTAGCCATAATTGCCTTCGCTACTGTTCCTTTTTTCATTTTTACACCTCCTCCTATGCTGCGCCTGTGATGGATGCAAGTAAACCTGCAATGTCGGGACGTTGAGTTGGACCAGCAGCAGGGGCCATACCAGCTTGTTCTTGTGGAGGTTGCTGCGAGGCAGGAGCTGTGGCCGCACCTGCTGCTGGAATCATTTGTTCTGCACCAGGTACTGGTGCTGGTTGTGCTACTGGTGCAAAGACCTTTTCAATAACAGACTCTAGTGAGAGTCCCTTTTGACGACCTTGGATAACACCTGCGATACGGTTGACGACTTCGCTTGGATCTTGACCTTGCGCTGCCATAGCTGGAATTGCCTGAGCATACTGTGCAACAGCAACACGCAAAGAGTCACGCATCTCTTCAATATCAACACGTTGTTCCTCCTGTGTGACGTTAAGTTCCATAGGGATCTCACGACGCACATAGTCACGTGAGACGAGTTTATCTGAACGCATCTGAAGCAATGCAATGATGGCACGGTTAGGATCCATACCAGACATAATGCCGTAACGTACATCTACGCCGTACTCGCCCTTGATGTCACGTGATGGGATGTACTTCATTGAGTATGGAGTACCGTCATCAACGCCACGAATCTCTTTGGTCATAGAACCAAAGACTCTTTCGTCAATCTCAAAGCAAAGAGATACTAGGTCTGTAAACAAACGAGCAAACTGAGCCTGTGCTGCACGGATCTGTTTATCAAATCCTGCTTGTAGGGCTTGTACACCACGACCTGTAATAACAGATGCGCTGATATCACCTGAACGAGTCTCAGGGTAGCGAGCACCCATACGTAGTTCACGCTCTAGGACACCAGATTCTGTAAAGACTCCAGGTGGTAGTTCCAAAGGAACACGGCGAATACCTTGTGGGTTA